CCGCCTTTCCATAGTCCGGGCAACCCTTCCGGCGCTGAAAGGCTCTGTTTTCATAGACTTCAAAGAAATTCTGATGAATATGCTTATCTTCGATGAAAAGCAGTTGAACAAAACCGAATTAACCTACCATTTTTCCAACGGTTCATGGGTTGAATTTTTCAGTACCGACAGCGAGCAAAAAATAAGAGGCAGAAAGCGGGATATATTGTTTGCAAACGAAGCTAACGAGTTGTCTTTTCTGGAGTGGCAGCAATTAAAAATGCGTACAACGCTGTTTTCTATTGTCGATTACAACCCTTCATTTACCGATGAACACTGGCTTTGTCAGTTAAACCAAGACAGCAGGACAAGGCATGTCATAACTACCTACAAGGATAATCCCTTTTTAGAGCAAGCGATAATTGACGAAATCGAGAGCCTTCAACACAAGAATCAAAGCCTATGGAAAATTTACGGGCTTGGGCTTCAGGCGCAAATTGAGGGACTCATTTTTACAAATATCGAGTTAATCGATGCCATGCCTCCGGCAAAGCGAATATTTGTAGGCATGGATTTTGGTTTTACCAACGACCCGACTGCCATTGTGGAGGTTGTCATTACTTCGGATACCATTTTTGTTAATGAGCTTTGTTACCGTACCGAAATGGTAGCAAGGGATATTATACAGCTTCTTAACCAAAAATGCCCTGAGAAGCGCATTATTTCCGAAAGCGCCGACCCGCGTTTGATTAGAGAAATTCACAACGCCGGAATATACATCATACCGGTAGAAAAATTTCAGGGAAGCGTAGAAGCCGGCATAACTAAAATGCTTGAGTATAAAATCTGCGTTACAAAAAATAGCTACAATGTCATCAAAGAACTGAAAAATTACACCTACCAGCAGGATAAAGACGGAAAATGGTTAAACAGACCTATCGACGCATTTAATCATGCCATAGATGGAATCCGGTACGTAGTTTTAACGGAAGTACTCGGAAAGCGAAAAGGCGTAAAAGATTTAAGCGGATATTTTTAATAATTAAAACATTATAATCATGAATATTAATGAGTTAAAAGAATTGTTCAAAGATGGCGATATTAATTCAGTCATTGAAAAATTAAAATCGGGTCGTAACTCCCCCGATCCGGATATAGATTTATATCTCTCTCAATTAAACCCGTCGAAGCATGATATTTTCGATCCGGCAAAGCGACCTGATAAAATCGTAAAAGTCGATCGAACAAAAGAAAATAAAGAACATCAAACGTTGGATGTAGGATATATCGGAGGTGAAAGCGAGCTAACGAGAATTGAACGGGTTGCAAGAATAGCGTTTGCTATTCAGAAATTAATCGTTAAGCGCTCCGTTTCTTTTACGTTTGGAAATCCGGTAACACTAAACGCCGAGCCGGAAAACGACAGCGAAAAATTAGTATTAAAGGCTGTCAAAGGTATTTTGTTTGACACTAAAAGCCGGACGGTAAACCGCAAGGTAGCGCGTGAAATTTTCAGTACAACCGAAGCCGCCGAATATTGGTATCCTGTGGAAAAACCAACGGAAAAGTACGGATTCAAATCAAAATGGAAACTTCGGGTAGCCATATTCAGCCCGAAGAACGGCGACAAACTATATCCCTGTTTTGACGAGACGGGCGATATGATTGCTTTTTCCCGTGAATTTTCAATAGTAGATAATGAAGGAAAAACTACGGTATATTTTGAAGCCTATACCGACACGGAGCATCGGAAATGGAAACGCTCAGATAGTAAATGGGAGGTTGTCGAAGGTTTTCCAAAGCCTATCATCATTGGTAAAATTCCTATAATTTATGGAAGGCAGGATTTTGTCGAATGGGAAGACGTGCAAGTATTGATTGACCGTTTAGAAACGCTTTTGTCAAACTTTGCCGACACTAACGACTATCACTCCAGCCCAAAGATTGTTGTAAAGGGTGAGTTGTTGGGATTCACGCAAAAAGGGGAAAGCGGATCAATCTTGCAACTTGACGGAGAGGGAGCAGAGGCAAAATATTTGTCGTGGCAGCACGCTCCGGAATCGGTTAAACTTGAAATAGAAACGCTTTTACGCATGGTTTATACCATTACCCAAACGCCGGATATTTCATTCGACAGCGTAAAGGGTATCGGCGCTATTTCCGGCATAGCTTTAAAACTGCTTTTTTTGGACGCACATTTGAAGGTGCAAGAAAAAATGGAAATATTTGACGACTACTTGCAACGCAGAATGAGTATCTTGCAATCTTACATCGGTAAATTTAACACGCAATTACATTCTGCCTGTGAAAGTCTGACGATAGAGCCGGAAATAATCCCTTATATGATTGAGGACGAGCAGGCAAAAGTAAAATTACTGACAGACGCGAACGGCGGAAAGCCGGTTGTCTCTCAAAAGACGTCTGTCCAACAATTAGGATGGGTAGATGATATAGACGCCGAATATGACCAAATTTTGAAAGAAGAAAACGCATCCGCCTATGTAGATATAACAGAGCCAACAATTTAGAAATATGCCGATAAAAGTAAAAATAAATATTGATTGGAATAAAGTAAAAGAAAATATAATACAGGAAATCGACGTTCGCGTTATTCGCGCGTTTCAAATTGCTTGCAAGGAAACCGTAATATGGGCTAAACAAAATCACGAATACACCCAGCAAAGCGGCGCGCTTAATTCATCAACAGGATTTCAATTATATAAAGACGGCGCATTGATAGAAAGCTACTTTGAACAATCCCAAGTCGGCGACGATAGAGAAGGGGCAAAAGCCAAAGGAGTAGAATCCGGACAAAAAGCGTCGGCACAACGAGCGTCAGAACTTGGGGCGCACGTTTGCGGCATAATCGTAGCCGGTATGCCGTATGCTATTTATGTAGAAAGCAAGGGATTTGACGTATTAACCGGAGCCGAAAAACAATTTCCCGCAATACTTGATAAATGGATGAAAGAAGCGTTTAGCGATTCCGGCATGTCATTTTCAATAACACAGTAGGAATGGATAGAAACGAAAAGCAGATAAACGAAGAAACAAACAGGTTATTAAATCAATTATTCCAATTGATTTACAATAACTATCTTTTAGCTGTAAATCTATCCCAAGTTCGTAATGCTCTTGCGGAAAATAAAACGTTTTGGTTTAATCAAAACCACAGCGCAAACCAACAAACCAATAAATTAATAGCCGATTTCAATAAAAAAGCAACCGGATTGTTTTTGAATGGCATTGAACGGTCGTGGAAAACAGGCGAAGAAAGTTACATAAACAAAATGCAACTTGCATTGTCGAAAAAATCCCAACAAAGGAAATACTTTGATGAAATGCGCGAGCAAGCCGCACAACAGCAACGCAAACAGGGTGCAAACTCCGCAGCCGTCAGATTTGCAGAACAAAAGCGAAATGGGATTAATTTATCAGACCGCGTATGGAATTTAAGCAAGAATTTCAAAAGCGAAATAGAAACCATTATCCAAAACGGAATAAAGGAAGGGAAAAGCGCAGTCCAATTAAGTAAGGAATTGCGCGGATACCTGAAAAAACCCGATTCGCTTTTCCGAAAGGTACGGGATAAAGATACGGGAGAATTAGAGTTAAGCGAAGCCGCAAAAAAGTATAACCCCGGACGGGGAGTTTACCGCTCGGCATACAAAAACGCAATGCGATTAGCCCGCACCGAGATAGCAGCCGCTTACCGAAGGGCAGAATGGGAAAAATACCAAGACGATCCGCAAGTAGCAGGCATTCGTATTTCATTATCAAATAACCACACTTGCATCAATCCACGAACCGGACAGCCTGAGCCGTTTTACGATATTTGCGATGAATTGGCGGGCGATTATCCCAAATCGTTCCTGTGGACGGGCTGGCATCCGCAATGCCGGTGCGTTATGACGCCTGTTTTGATAGGGGCGGAAGATTTTAGGAAAATGTTAGCCGCAGAATTAAAAGGGGAAAAATATGAGCCGAAACAGATAACCAAACCGCCAAAAGCGTTAAACGAATGGGTAAGCCGTAATAAAGAACGTGCCAAAGGTTGGGGCAACATTCCGTATTGGATAAAAGATAATCCGCAAGTTTCAAATGGTTTTCAGGTAAACACATACACGCCGGAAGAATATAAATTTACACATGCCAGACGGACAGCTATAGCAATGAGCCGGGCAATAGAAGAATTAAGCAGGCTATATCCAAATATTCCAAATACTAATTTAGCAGCCATACACCATTATACAAAGGATATCGGAAGTAATTATAGGCAGTTGAACAAACAAATGGAAGCCGGAACGCTTACGCCTTTTAATGAGGCATCCGCAACACTTATACAAAAGGGATTAGAACAATTACCAGTCAATAAAGGAACGGTTTATAGGGGGATGATTATTAAGCAAAAGGATTTTAACCGGATTTTTGGAGGAAATATAGGTACAACCGTAAAACAAAATCGTTTTGTTTCAACAAGTACCGATTTGAATGTGGCTTTTGATTTTGTTACACGAAGACAGGACGCAATGAAAAAAACAGATATTCAGGTATTTTTTACAATAAACAGTAAAAATGGACGTGATATATCCAATATTTCGGAATTAAACGGTATATTTGACCCGCGTAATCAAAAAGAAGTTTTATTTACGAATAATACAACATTCCGTATTGATTTGAAAGAAGCATCGGGAAAGGTCGTATTTATAACATTAACAGAATTATGATAAATTTGATTGACATAAACCCGGAAAGTCCATTTGCAGATATGCAAAGGCAATATAATGAGCGGCAAAAACAATGGTATTCGCTAACGCCAGAACAGCAGGAAGCGGAGCGAAAGATATTTACCGGTTATGATACCCGATTAACTTCCGAAGACGACCACGAATAAGTAAGAAAAACCTTCTAAATTTAAAACAGTAAAGGTAAAGTCACATACTAAAAAAGACAGAACCAAAGTAAAATCCATACGCGAAGTGCACCTCAAAAGAAATAAAATAAATTCGGTAATTGGATTGAGGAAAATATAAAATAAAAAACGGTGCTTAGGTGCACCGTTAAAAACCGCAAGCCCATCGTCTGTATGCCGACCGCAGCCGGGAAACTTGCCAAGCTCTTTTACGTGCGGCAGTACACGGTATTTCTACGCTTCAAAGATA